TGTTTACCAGTATTATTTCCATTTACAAATCCAACTGTGTAAGTGTAACAACCATGACTTGTAAGTTCAGAAGTAAAACCCCTAAGAAGTGGGTCATAATATCCTGTTAGTGTTCTCCCGCCAGAATCTCTTGTTCCTTGTACTAAATTTTGTATATTCTCTCCTTCAAACCATTCTTTTAAACTACCATATTCCTGATCTGAAACCCATCTTTGTTTCCACTCCCAGTCAATACTACCAGCATCATCACCACTGAATATACCTCCGTACACTTTTCTATATATTTTAAAGTCAAATTCTATTACTGTACCTGCCGGTATAGTAGCTATTGTGGGTGTCCCAGCATCATCATACCATGCTGGTGAAGTTTGTAACAAAACAGGTACAGTGTCATCAGCAGGTTCGTAGCAAGTACCTATTTTTGTCTTTGCAACACGCACCTCTGGATTTAACACATCAAATTCTCCAACCTTCAACTCAAAACTGTTCGGCTCTATAGAAGCATACAACCCAGCTAAACTACCTGAACTCGGTGGCCCTAGTTCACCTGTAGCATATGCCTCTACCTCTAGTATAGTCTCTACTTGAACCTTTTGTGCAGAGCCACTGTTATCTCTTTTTACTATTAACCTAGTCCCTGGTTGTATAATATTTTGATCGTCTCCCTCTAATCTTAGCCAATATAAATTTTGCTCTGTTCTGTCAGCGTAATACTTCGTTACATATATAGTATCATAAGTAGTTGCGCTAGGCTTTAATACAAACTTATATTTTGATGCCCATGATGGAGCTTGACTATACATCTGAACTTTGATACTGTTTAATGTACTACAAGCTTCTGGCCCTACTCTTGCGGTGTTTGTTGGAGAATTTAAAACTGTTGAAGCTCTTCCATATTCGTCCATGTATACTAAACCAACCTCATAATCCCTGTTAGAGTGCAAGCTTTTTTTATCAGCAGCGTTACCCCAAGTCCATGTTGATGGAAAGGATCCATTTATTAAATTAGACGGACTTATAAGGCTGGAAGCTAGTGTAAATTGAAAGTAAACAAATACTTCTGTACCTGAACTATTGTTGACATATTTAGCAGCTAAGCATTGTACGTTTATATAATTGTTGTTACCATTATTTATTCTAATTCTAAATCCTTCTTGACCAGCACCATCTATTGATGTTTCTGTTAAAATATACTTAGCAGTAGGGTCAACAGGATCAAGAGGGCCGTTATCTTTTAAATAAGTGTTAAACTTATCTGTTAAAGAACCTCCTGTTTGTGAAAAGGCAAGTCCTTTAAAGTTTGTAAAACCTATCATATCATCAAACTCATCACTTGACCATAATGAAAACCAGTTATAAGGTTCCGCTGTAATTAATGAAGTTCCAAAAGAAAAATTTAAACCTTGATTTACTCTAAAGCCTGTAGGAAAATCAGTTGCTGCAAAATCTCCACCCAAAGCAGAAAGACTGTTCATAGTCCAGTTAAAATAAAACGGTGTTGATTTAGGAATGTTTCCTGCAAATGGTAAAAATCCTGTTTCAGCATCTAGGTTTTTTAACAATACATTAAACTGATCATCTGAAAATACTTGATTAGGATCTATATTATTTTGGTATGTAGCGGCAAAAGCCATTTGGAGCGTCCCCCCAGAAGTATCTTTATTAATCAATTCTAAATCATACTCAATTGATATATTTTCTCCAGCACTATTCGTTATATTATTACCGTCTTCGTAATTACCATACACTAATCTATTTGACATTATTGTTTGTGCTTTTGCTTTGTAAGGAACAGCATCATACTGTCTTAAAAGCTCATCGGCACCCAATGTAGTTAATATCTTTTTTGAAGTTATAGTAGCCTCTTTTAATTCATTATCAGCCCAACCCAACTCCTCTTTTACATATCTTTCAACAACATAGATAACTGTAGAGTTTGATGGCTTTACTAATAAATCTACCTGTGTAACTAATTTAGATCCCGACACAAATGTAATGTCCACTGCATTAAATTTGTTTAGCATACCTTCATTTTCTAAAGTTTTTCTGTCTAGCAAAAATTCCCCTGCACTAAAAGCTGCTGTAGAAAATAATGATGTAGCGCTATATTGATTGTCTTTATATTTATACCTATAGGCAAAACTTAAAAATTTATCTTCTATATAATTATCAGTATCTGTTGAAGACTCTCTAAGCCTTAATAATGGGGCTGCAAGTTCAGACACTAGTGCGGGAGGGTTACCAGCAAGGTATTTAGCAAAGCCAGGGGGTTTTACTATTACGCTTATTTCTTCTTCTGTAAAACCATCAACACCTGAAGATGGGTAGGGATAATCTCTAGTTGTGTTTATAACCCTAGGCGGATTAAAGTTGTCTGTAAAAAATAATAAATTATCAATTAAATTAACAGATGTTATTAAGTATTTAGAATTAAAATTTAAAACAGAATTGCTAATTACATGATATGTCGTTAAAGCTGTAGTTGTATTAAAAGAAACAATCATATCTACCACTCCTGTAGACGATGATGCGTTAGACGCGTCATTTATAAACCAATAAATATTTTCATTAATACCATCAGCATAAGAACCAATACACCTTGCATTAGGCATTGGCGAATTTTGATATTCAATAAAACTTAACTGATCATTACCTTTTGAATTTTCAACCGCTCCTATCTCAGTTGTTTCTGTAGAACCTAAACGAACATTTACAGCGTCAATATATTCGCCTGGTGGAACTAAGCGTTCATCAACGCTTTTGTTCATTTTACCTTTTATAAAAGTAACATTACTATCCATATTATTTCAACCATTTATCCTGACCTCTCAGGTTCATTAATAGTCTACCTGGGTGTATATTACTTAATCTTAATTTTGCGTTTCTTAATAACGATGTCTTGTCTTTTCTTGCTCTATTTACTATATATTCCTGAACTCCCATCTTGCTATTCAATAATGAAAATCTTATGTATGCATAAATAAATTCTTCAAACATTTTGTTTACGCTTATTTTAGAGTCATCTCCTTTTTCCATACCATCAGACACATACTCTACTACAACTGATTTGCCTGACATACCAGAGCTAAAATATATAACTCCATTTTGTTTGTTTATTGTGAAGGTAGGATTAATATTTGCCGTTTCTGTGTTTAAACCAAATCTAGGGCCTACCGCATATTGAAAATACCATTCGCCATCACAACAATATCCCATTTGATTATTGTATGGCCCTGGGCCTAAATACAATGTTTGCATACCTCCTGCTATTCGTGCGTTATCAACTTGTGAATTTTGCGCGCTCAATACATTACCGTTTACATCAAACAACATATTTCCCGAATTGTCCTCAAGGTAAGCTCCTGCCCACATTGTTTGTATGTTTTCTGACAAAGGAAATAGAGTATTGTTTTCATACATAGAAACTCTAACGTAGTTTACATAATCCGGAGGTAATACAAATCTTATCTGATCATCAACGTCAATTTGTAATATCTTAACTTCTTTCATAGCATCATAGTTCAGCTCCTGAATACCTCGTTTAGCATGAAATATAACTTGATATCTTTCTATGTTGTTAAGTATTTCATTATTTCCTTGATACATTAACATAAAGTTAGAAACTATATCGTCTAAAGATACATACTGATAAGACCCCCAGTTTTCATCTTGAGGTGTATTACCGTTGTTTTCGTAATATTTATAATCTGAAATATATGCCATTGTTATACTTGTATTTGATTATCTTGTACTTGCTCGTTTTGCCCAAATTGATATACATCAGCCTCTCTTATTTCTATACCAACGTATTGACATATCTTTGCTATTAAACCTGGCTCATCAGATAGTGGTAATTCAAAATCTTGAAAGCCGGCTACGTTTGGATTAAATAAAGGCTCATTGCCTGATAAGCTTTGATAAGTCCACTGAGGATCTAAAGGGTATCGTACATATTGAGCTTTTATAGACCCAGCATCTTGTATAGATGTAGGGTATACCTCTACAGTGTTGCCTCCCAAAACGTAAGCTGGAAACTGTTTAGTCGGTGATGTTAATGTTGAGCTTGTTAAGTAAAATATTTTTTTCTGACTAACCCTTTCTACCTCTGTTATGTTGTTTGCATTATATATACTGTAACTCTCCCCGAAAAGAGGGTTTGTAAAAATATCATCTGTTAAATTTAAAGTAGTTACTGATCCTGGAAAAACTGATAATACAAAAGCTTGTGCTAAAGTATCGTTGTTAACCACGATGCTTCCTATGTTAGGAGCATAAGTAGTAACTGTTCCATCAGAAAAAGAAGGGATTCCAGAGTTCAAAACTCCTGCATTAGCATCTACTAATTGATTTGAGAAAGTAGCTGTGGTTACCCCTGTCATATTACCTAAAGTATCATTAATAGGTAGGTTTAATAATCCTTGTTCAAATTGTGGGTAATAATATAGTTTATTAACTAAATAATAATCAACAGGTAAATTCCATGTGTTTGCTGATCCTCCAGCTAAAAAAACATCTGTGGAAAAAGAATCAATCACCTCTTCTAGTCCTTTAACTATATCTGCATATCCTGACCCTGACTGTCTTACGTTTTCTCTATTTATATACTGATTGTATTGATAAAAATAATCCTCAAACATATCCATTTGTGCTTGTTTAGCATACAAATTGAAATCTTGTGGAGATAAGTACCCGTAATTATTTTTATTAATAAT